CGAGAGACTGAGAAGTGGCTGAGGTCAAAAGATTGGGGCGAAATTGTGATGAGGATTCATGAGTTGGAAGATGAAATCCAAAAATTAGAGTGGCAGATAGAAAGATTGCAGGAGGGTGAGTGATGACATTCTGGATTGTAATTGAAGAAGAACATAACGAAGTGTTCGTTCATCCATTCAGCTGTTTAGAAATGGCTCGTAATCATGTTCATAAACACTGTACTGGAAATGTTAAAATTGAACGTCATGTTATGAATTTAGGCTGGCAAGCTAAAGAAGAAGAAAACGATAAACTAATTGGAGGGTGAGTGATGATCTGCAAAATTAAAATCGAGTTGGACTCAAACACTGGCGAGATGTTTTTACCGTTCCCCAAAGAACTTGTTGATGCAATGGGGTGGAATGATGGAGACCCGTTGAACTGGGAAGAAACAAGATTATTCTGGATCAATGAGTGGTGGCAGCCTGTTGAAATACCTAAAGAAAAAGCAATCCGATTAATTGGAGAGTGAGTGATGAATAAAGAAAATTTAGAATTTGTGGCATTAGCACTGGGAATTCTTTTAGCGGTTGCTATGATAGGCGGATTGACCGCAATGCTTTTCAACTATGTAATCAATCTGTTTGTTGAGTACCCCGCTACGTGGTGGAATTGGGGTAAGACATTACTTGCCTTAATCTACCTTAATCTAATTGCTATAGCCTATTACTCGTTTGAAAAAAGAGCGCATGATGAAGAAAATGACTTTTGAGATACAGGTCAGTCCTTGGCTAAACGAAGAAGGACTTTACATCAATTTATACGCAGGTGACTCTGACACAGAGTTAAACTTTACGTTACAGGATTTAGTTGATAAAGAAATAAGCTACCACACGTTACACGGAAAACTACAAGACCCTAAAATACTAGACGGGCTTATTAAGTATTTAGAGGACGTAGCAGAGTACGCAAAAAAGCGAGTGAAAGAGCTTTCACAAACTGTGCCCGGAGAATGAATGATGAACGAGCGTGAGGCCATCATCTGGATGGTCACCTACGAAGGACAAACCGAAAGCCCCTATACGTGGACCACGGGCCACGAAGCGGAAGCCGAGCAACTCATGAAGCAGCTAAAAACCCAATACCCCCACAGAAAGTGGGACATCATGCCAAAAGACGTCTCGTAAGGAGCACAACATGAAAAAAGAAAAGTACAGCGAATGGTTTTACACCGGCATGTCTATCGTTATGATGGCTATTATGTTTGCCTTTATTCACTACAACTTCATAGCATAGGAGAACAACATGAACTGCTGGGCATGCGGAGAAGAACTTATCTGGGGCGGCGATAACGACGACGAATCAGAAATATATTTAATTATGACAAACCTATCCTGCCCCAACTGCGATGCCGTCGTCATCGTCTACCACGGCAAAGGGGATCTATACGAGGACGAGGACGAATGAAAACCAAAATCCATGTCAATCAACACAACATCCGAGCCAACAACAAAGGCGAAGACCTCCCGGTCATCACCGTCAAGGACTACAAACAAAACCGCAAAGCCAACGGCGCACGGATCCTTCACAACGGCGAATGCATCGCACGCATCGTCTATAGCCCCAACAAGCCACTAGCCTGCGGCGCCAAAGTCTGGATCGAAACGGAATGCGAGGTAGAAGCACTATGAAAGCAACAGAAATACTCAACGCCGCCGAAAAACACCTCGCGGACCGCGGGGCAACCTACGATAAACCCGAGGGCGAGCGCTCAATGCAAAAAACCATTACCGCCTTCAACGCCATTGCCGACCAAAGCCTCACCGTCGAACAAGGCTGGCTGTTCATGACCCTGCTCAAAGCCGTCAGAACACAACAAGGCTGCTATAAACCCGATAATTATGAGGACGGCGCCGCCTACTTCGCACTCGCCGGAGAACAAGCCAGCATAGACCGCCCCAAACCCGAACAATAAAACCATCATGGGCACAACCCGATACTGAGCGGCCAAGGTTAAACATTACAATTTGTTAATGTTATGCTTTATTACTTGACACTATCCCATACCTATGCTATATAGGGTATGTTAGCTCAACGCTAACACTTCATTAACAAATCGGGAGAAAGACTATGTCTGACCAGAAAGACTACTTGGCCGTTGTGTGGATGTGGGGCGGCGAAATCTACTCTTACGCCAGAGACCCAGACCCAGAGACCGCGGCACGCAAAGCAGCAACTACCGCACGCCTCGATTGGAGCCCCCTATTCAACATCCCAAAGAAAGGCAAGTGGAAAACCAAAATCAACGTCTATGACGTCACAGGCCACGACGACATCCTAATGAACAAAGGCTACGTCTTGAGCCATAAAAGCCATAGCTTCAAAGACCTGACTGACACCAACCAAACCGTAGAAGTCACCGTCTAACAAAAAGGGGCAACACGCCCCTCAACCACCGCCGCACACCACTCCAAAAAATCATCCTCACTCAAACCACCACGCATGTAATTCACCTGACTACACACCAACTGCAAATTCCCACGAACATAACCAACCGACCCGTCTATCCGGTCAATACCAACCACACGACCATACCCCTGACTCTGAACGTCCGCACGCCTCACAGCACCCCACGTCATCGGAATACCCGTCACGGCACACAAACCACGCTGCGCGGACCACAGGTCCATCAAATACGCCAAGCCATCACTACCACGCAAGCTAGGACAAACCTCGATATCCGCCCGCAACCTCCTTCGATGCAAAGTATTCCACTTACGACGCAAATAAGCCTCTGGACTAGAACTCGACGCCCTCGACAAAATCACCAACTTATACTGACAAGGCTTACAAGAACGCCGAAACACCCTCTTGCGAACATTCGTGCGCTTCAAAACCCTATACACACTACTAAAATTCTCGGTGTTTAACTCTTTACTCTCACCACACGTCTTACACACACGATACTCTTCAACAGACATAACCAAAAACCCCAAAAAAAGATTACGTCTCCTACCGCCCGCGATATAATCTAACAAACATACCACCAAGGAACAAACATGGATTACAACGACTTCATCAAATCCATCTGCGACCAAGATATCTTCGTCCTAGCCGGATACCAACACGCCTTCCTCGGAATAGCCACCGTACACGGCGCCAAAGTGGCCGTCTACGACATGCAAAAAGCCATACAAACCCTCAAAAAAGAACTCCCCGAAGAACTCAACAAACTCTCCGATAGCAGACTCACACAAATCCAACTCGAATGCGTCGAACAGCTCGGCATCAAAGCACCCATCTTCCTCCAAAAACCCGTCATGACACCCGTCTCCTACAATACACATTGATTCAAGGGCCGCGTGCCGCGTGCTATGTGCGGGGGAATGCGGGGGAGGGATCGCGGATCGCGGGACACGGATCGCGGGACACGGGGCTAGGGTTAAGGGTCAAGGGAGGGAGATCACGGATCGCGGATCGCGGATCGCGGGTCAAAGGTAGTTACTAATTTCCCCCTTATTATATATAGAGCCAGCAAAACTTTTCCTCCCCTCCCGTTTTAAATAGCCGTAACCCGTGAAACCATGTAACCTTTGCCCTGAAAGCCGCAAGAACACTGGGGTTGGGGGGTTACGGCAGGGTTACACGGGGTACGGTGCTAGACTTACAAAGGTTTTGCGTTAAGCCTCTTCCAGATTTTTTTTTTGAAAAAATATTTTTCTGGCTATATAACAATAGGGGGTTTTTTTAAGAGAATCTTCTTGCTATTATCTGGTCTTACTATGGGAGCAATAGGAGGCCTTATGCCAAAGAAAAAACCTGATCGATACGGCGCCTTGGCGCAACAGAACGAAAAAGTAGACTTCACCAAGAAACTAACACGCCCGGGACCCAAGGTAGCCTTGGAGAATAGGCGGCTTACCCGCAAGCAAGAACTCTTTGTCCGCGAGCTTGTCACGAAGGACGGGCAGATTACTTTGACAGAGGCAGCGATTAACGCAGGCTACGCGCCGCGGTCTGCTCACGTTAGAGCTTCTGAAATGACAAACCCCCGACACTCTCCCCATGTTGTTAAGGCCATCCGTGACTATCGGAATGAACTCGACCAGAAATACGGCGTTGAGTACAAACGCCACTTGAGGGATTTACAGCGCATTCGGGACGAAGCCTTGGCCGCAGGTGCTTTTTCTGCCGCAGTGCAAGCAGAGTATCGAAGAGGGCAGGCTCACGGGGATATTTACGTTGCCAAGTCGGAAATTCGGCACGGCACAATCGACAGCATGTCAAAAGACGAAGTAATGAAAGCCTTGAAGGAGTTGAAAGCCAATTATGCGCCGATCACCGTTGATACCGGAATTGACTCGACAGCGAGTCGCACCAAAAAAAGAGAGCTCATTCTGGAGAATGTTCAAGAAACAGATGACGATCTATCGCCCGAACTGGATCCCGACGAGGATTGAGTCTTGGGCTAGCCAAGGTATTCCAGATGTTTTGATTTGTCTTGATTCGGGCCGCTTGATCATGTTAGAGCTAAAAATAGCGAAAAAGACGGCCGTCGAGATCAGTCCTCACCAAGCCGCGTTTGCCGCAAGGCATTCGCATGCCCCTGTTGCTTGCCTGATCTATAGACAGCCCGCAGGGGGCGCGAACGATCTTTTGGCATACCGTGGGGAGGGTGTGGCCAATATTCGCGTAGAGGGCCTGTCAGAGCCGCCAGAGGGGCAGTGGCATGAGCCTATTGAATGGGAATCGGTTTTTACTTATCTGGAGACTATGTAGTGTTTTTATTATTTTGGCTGGACCGTTTTTTTCGTGAGACTTTAAACAGCGAAACTGCAATAGACCGAGAATTAAAAAAACGCAGGTCGCAAACTGTTGACACGCCAGAATGAAGTAGATTAGTATGCGAGAGCTGTCAGTAAATGACGGTAAACCAATATTCAATCGGGAGAACAGAATATGAAAAAGTATCAGTGCGCAGAATGCGGTAGTGAAGACCTAGTGTGGCGTGGTTATATTTCATGGCGGGTAGAAACTCAGCAATTCGAAGTAGGGCAAACCGACGATGAAGCTTTTTGTGATACGTGTCAGTACGAGGGGCTTCCAAACGGTTACTTTTTGGAAGAGGAGGACAGAATATGAAAAACATTAAGGACTTCAACGATTACATTAGCATGATGATAGCTGACTATGACGCAGATCATTACGGAGACTATAACACCTACGCGCATTGGTGTGCAGATGGTAGCGAGTACACTATTTTCTATCATAGTGCTTGGGATTTAATCGAGTTGGTCAAGCGATATAGGTCTGATCTGTTCTATGTGGGTGAAGAGATGGCAATGAATACTTTTGATCCTAAACACTCCAGCGTAGATAACCTAATCACTAGCGTTGCGTATTATATCATTTACACTGCAATGCTAAATGCGTTTAACCAAGTGCATGAGAGCGATGTGGAAGAGGGGGACGAATCATGAGCGATTTAGTAAACGAAGTAGAATTAGACCTAGCCGTAGTGCTAGATGTACTGACCGACCTACGGCACGATGTGGAGTCGATTCAAGATAAAATGACACGCGTCGGGCAAACGAGTGATGATTCGTTTGTACATTCGGCATTGCGTGAATTGCATCACGTATTGAGCCATGCATTAAGAACAAACGGCGTTGAATCGTTTAATCACGTCACCATGTCGGGCGCATGGTACGCACCAAACTACGTTGCCGCCGAAAAAATGTTGGAACGGCTACGGGCGGCATACGAAAAAAGTGATTGACGTACGATAACTTACTATGCGATAGTCGGAGGCCTAGCGATTGCTAGGCCTTTTTTTTAATCGGGAGAATTGAAATGAAGTTTAATTGCTATTTAGAGTTTCGGAATGTTCGTGAGCCCAGCAAACGCATGCGGGTTCGTTTTGTGATGCGCGCAAAGGGGTTTGATGATATTCAGAATAAGCTTCAAAACAGTGGGCATGCGTCCGCTTTTTTTGGCTGGGATTTAGTCGAATGGGGTTCCAATCGTGAATTTGAACGCGACCATCCAGTTTTGGATTGCGTTTGCACGTATAGCAAAAAACGTGGTTTTGGTGGCACGTTTTTAACGTCGCCGATTTGGGAAAACAAAAAGGGGTTAGCGGCATGAGAATAAAAAAACTGTTAGATACCACCGGCCGCAACGCTAAACTAGGAAAAACCAAGCGCACGCTGCTTTCGTACGCCGTCATCAAACTATTGGGCGGCGAAAAATTCCGGTATGCCGGCCTTTCTTTGTTTCCGGACGATGTTTTGTGCGCCGGTAGCAAGGCCGCGGCATGCCAAGGCCCGTGTTTGGAATCGTCGGGCCGCGGTAATTCGCCGGATGTTCGTGATGCGAGAAAGGCGAAGGCCGCGTGGTTTAAATCTGATCCGGAGGCGTTTTTGGCGCAATTGCGTGTAGAACTAGCCAATTTTGCAAAGCTTTGCGAACGGCAAGGTCTAAAGCCTGTTGTTAGATTGAACGTAATTTCAGACGTGGATTGGACGCGGTATGGCATACCCCAGCAATTCCCGCAAATCCAATTCATTGATTACACTAAGATACCGGCGCGTTTGAAGCCGGGCTATTTGCCGGACAATTATAGATTGATATTCAGTTATTCGGGCGTGCGAACGTTTGCTAAATCGGTCGCCATTGCGCTCGACACCGGCGCACCAGTGGCCGTGGTTTTCCGTGGTGATGTTTTGCCCCAAACTTTTTTGGGACGCGATGTTATTGACGGTGACCGGTCGGACCTTTTGAATGCCTACGCCGGCGGAATGATTGTCGGCCTACGTGCAAAGGGTAAGGCCAAAAAAGACACGGGCGGGTTTGTTGTCGATCCGGACGTGATAGCGGTCGCGGCATAAATTTTAAAAAATAGACTTGCGCATGGTTTATTACTATGCGATATTCGAAACCGTAGCGCCTTTGCTACGGTTTTTTTTAATCGGGAGAATTGAAAATGCATACTATCGAAAACAGCAACAAAACTTTGACCGGCCTCTTAACTCGCGTGCAACAACAGGCTAATCGTTCCGCGGATTTTTTGGCACCCACGGATCAATTGCAATTTAAAACCGAGTCGGACGGCAAAACGGCGTCCAGCTCAATCATTCTTGAACAAAACGGCGGCGAACCGACGCGCATACTACGGGCAAACGACGTGGCTTTTGATCAAATCGCGCAAAGGGCCGGTATCGACGTCCGGACCGCGTCTCGATTACAACGGGATTATTCGACTGAATTCGACGGCTTGGTGAACGCTATATGGCAAAAAGAGCCGGCCGTGCGCATGGTCCGTGCTTACATGGATTCGGAACGCGACGGTATGGCGCGTGCTTTCGTGTCGGACCGGTTCAAAACCTTTGACAATGCACATCTGCTAAATGCCGCCTTACCGCAATTGATGGAATCAGAGGCGCAATGGCGCGTGGTACAGGGCGACGTAACAGACAAGCGCATGTATTTACGTTTGAAATCCGAATCTATCACCGGCGACGGCGCCGCGGTCGGCGACGTGATGGCCTTAGGCATCGGCCTTTCTAATTCAGAAGTCGGTTGCGGATCGGTACAGGTTTATCAAATGTTTTGGACGCTGGCCTGTTTAAATGGCATGCAAACCGAGAATCGCACGCGCAAATCTCATATTACGAGCGCGCGCGGTGATTCCGACGTGTGGGGCCTTTTGACCGATGAAGCAAAGGACGCCGACAATCACGCGCTGGAATTGCAGGTACGTGATTTAGTGACCGCGTACGCGTCGAGAGAATCATTCGACGACGTGTTAGATAAGATGCGCCATGCTAGCCATGATTTGATTGAGGGATCACCACAGGCCGCCGTCGAGTCGCTGGGCAAGGTCCTGCAACTAACCAAAAAAGACACGGCGAACGTATTGGACGGCCTTTTGGCTACCGTGGGGCAGGCTGGATATACCGGCGCCATATCCCGCGCCACTTTCGTAAACGCTGTCACGGCCGTGGCGCATAAGGCCGCGGCCGACAACGTGGATGATTGGCAACGGCTGGGCGGGCGCGTGCTAGATTTACCGCGGTCGGATTGGCAACGCGTGGCCACCGCCGCCTAAATGTTCACTCCCGTGGACGGGCGCCCTCGGGCGCCTTTTTTTATTGGTGTTGCATTACCGATATTTATTATGCGATGATTTAACCCGTGGCGCCGTTGCCACTCAATCGGGAGAAAAACCATGGCATTACAACTGTATGACCAAGTCACAATTGCCGGCCACTTTTTGCCGGCTTTAATTTACGGCGATATCTCGGGCCTTTCGGTTCCGGACTGTAAAAATTTAATTCGCTGGGCCGTTAGAAACCCGAAGCTTTCCACCGGTGTTTTTGACGTTCCTACTGAGTCGCACTTTGCGACGGATGCGATTACAGGACTGGGCGCCGACTGTTACGACGTCGATATATACGTGGATGAAAATTGGAAGGGGGGCGAATAATGCACGCTCAAATCAGTTTAATTAATCGGGCGATTATCGCCGCCCGTAAACAGGGCCGCGCAATATTGTCGGCCACCGCTTATCCTTTTGGCGACTTTACCGTGGGCCATGTTATATGCATGGCCGAGGCAATTAAATCCGACGGGTCTGTGTGGGATACTCCTCGCCGGTTTTCTTGTCATTATTATAGTGATGACGCCGGCTTTTTTTGGGGCGACTATGATCTGACTGAGGCCGAGGCCTTAGCGGTATTCAAACAAAAAAAGTCCGGCAATGGTCGCGCCGTCGCCATTGTTAACCCGCCGCGTGGCGCCCAGATAAAAGAGGGGGCCGCGATATGATCACTCTAACACGTGCCCAGCGGGCGGCCTTGTATCGAAAGTGGACGCAATCCGATCAGGGGTTACCGTATCGGGCCTTTCGCCGTGCTGTACAGGCGCCGTGCCACGGTGATGGGTCGATAATGATTTATTGGTGCGGAATGTGGCTGGGGATCGAGCCCGACGGATACACGCATTCTTGAACATTGGGCGCCTTCGGGCGCCCTTTTTGTAGGGTTGCATCACTGGTATTTAGTATGCGACACTTTCCCCGTGGCGCCGTTGCCACGCAATTACGGGAGTTTAAAAATGGCATTATCTAGAATGGAAAAAAAACAGGACTATTTGAAAAATCAGGTTGTGGCCTGTATGGCCGAGATTCGCCGGTATTGGGAGCTGGCCGACCGCGGCCGCGACTGGCTGGCCGATGATGATCTAATGGCCTTCGAGGGTTTGGCCCTATCGATTGAGTACCGCACGATCGGCTGGGCGTCGCGTGATGACATCCAAGCCGATGAAGCGCGCGTGGTTTTGGTTTGCGGCGGGCCGCACGTAGAGGTCTGGTATTCAATCAGTGGATACTCCGAGCCGGACGATGCGGCCATCCGTGGCGAGTGGTGGGGCGAGGAATGCCGTCTCGATTTAACTGTCGAGCAATATGACGCCCTTTTGTGGGCCTTCGAAGTTTGGGGGGTTGAAGTATGACCTACTACGTGAGCGTAAGCTTTGACCGGCCGCTGGCCATCCGCCGGCACGTCAAACGATTATCCGACTTTCGGGCTGAGGCCGGTGAACGCTACTGTGTGAGCCGGCGCCGCAAGCTTGGTCCTATGCCTTGCTTCGAAGTGTACCGCGGCAACGACGACGGCCGCCTAGTGAAGACCGGCGACGTTCGCACGCTGATCATGATAGACTGGTAGTAAAACCAGCGGGCCGTGGGCCCGCGATCCCCTGCCCAAACTTACCGGCCCGCGTGGCCGGTTTTTTTTGCCTGTTTTCCGTGATCCGTGGCCCGTGGTCATTCGGCCGTGGTTTTCACGTGGTGAAGCGTTCGGCAGCCGAAGGTCGGGCCGCTGCCGAAACAATTACACGCCGGCCGTGGCCCGTGGTTTGGTGCAGGTGGCGCCGGTTTCCTGCACGTGGTGCGCTGGTGTTTGGTGCAGGTGGCGCCGGTTTCCTGCACGTGGCCCGTGGTTTGGTGGCGCCGGTGTTTGGCTGTGGACATCCAAACAAGGCCCGCCGGCGCCGTCGCATGGCCTGTGGATAGAATGGCTCGACGCATGTGTACCAGGTACACGCCCAAACCCGCGGCCCGTGGTGCGTTGCGCGTCGCTGTGGATATGTGGATAAGGCCCGCGGCCCGCTGTGGATAACCCGCGGCCCGTGGGCCTAGGGGCCCCTC